TCGTGGACGTAAGCGTGTCAAAGCATTCCACATTTCTTTTGTATCAAGCAGCTCCGGTGGGAACTTGACTTGCACGGCTACTGCACGTGCTGAGCGCGCCACCAGCCGTTCTGGTATCGTGCGCCAGCGATTTGCCTGTACGTGTGGCAGTCCATGACTGTCCGGGAGAACGTATGTAGTTACCATTCTGAGAGGCCAAGTGGCTAATATCTGTGTGTCGTACTGACGTGTCAGTGCATTCTTGGCGACGTTACGGTAGGAAGCCATGCGCCGTTGGCGCCGGACACGCTCCTTGACACCTGGGCTTATAGCGCTCCATGCCACTGCCTCACGTTCGAGCGAACTGTCAGTAGCATTACTAGGAACATCCCCGACGTCAAGGTCTGTCATCAGTACAGGCGAGGCCGCGGTCCGCACGCAGCCCCACAATGGGTGCCCCTCGGGCAGCCCCGCACCGCGGTAGAGCCACCACTCAAGCCCAACGAGCTCACCTTGGGAACCTTTCACCTGTATGAGATAATCGAGCACGCGGCAGCCGAGCAACTGTGCAACACGCAGAGGCACTCCTCCGAGCACCATGTCCCACAAATGGTCACTTACATCCTTAATAGTTGAAGAGATGTCACGCACAGGGTCCTTGTACCAGTTGCCAGAGCAGAAGGTCAGTATGGTGTGTGCCACCGGATACTTCGGTGGGCGCCCTGGCAGGCGCACCAATTGCAGGAACTCATCATGGCGTAGGCTCAGCATGCCCTTTGATACTTGTGAGGTGAACCCCAGTGCATCCGCCACCAATGTGTGCACTACCGCAGCACACCAATCGCTGTATGCCACCGTCTCATCGTCCCCACATATCCGCTGTTTACTCATCCGTGAATCATTCCCAAATAGTGCGTACATCACGCTCTTGATGCAATTCAGGTAACACACATGCAGCATTGTATTATCACGGGCCGTGTTTCTGTGTCCAGACCACAGTCCTGCCACACTACTGAATTTGCCAATTGGACATGTAAATGAAGCAGCAGCATACGTAGCTGCCACCCACCTGCAGGCTAACGCCTTCTGCTTAGCGTACCTTAGTTTAACCTTGTCCCACGCTGACGCGAATGTCAAATCGACCAGCTGCATCGAACGTAACGAGTTCAACATGTTGAAGTTGCTGTAATCATTACTGACACGCCACACGGTGGGCCCAATGTCAAAATTGACCCACTCCGACACATCTGCAGGGTCCTGCCGCAACACCATGCCTTGCGTTTTAGCCACCAGCTCGACCCGCTGTGAAGCATACCCTGCAATGAAGGCAGTTGTGTCATCAACAGCGAGAAG